TCAATTACTCATTGATTTTGCTTTGTTATCTAGAAATCCTACAATCTCTTTTTGCATTTTTAATGTATTGTGTGCATAAGTTGTTAGTGTAAATCCAGCTGTAGCATGTCCTAGTCTAGCTTGAATAGCTTTTATTGGTAAATTAGCTTCAACTAAACAAGTTGCATGTGTATGTCTAAATGAATGAAATGTTATATTGGATTTTATTTCAGCTAAAGATTTTATTTTATTAAAAATAGTGGTTATATTCATTGGTGTTAGCATTTTCTTATAATTTTTATCCTTTAATGATGTAAATATAAAGTCGTTTTTTGTTAACTTATCACCATGTTTTAGATAACGTTCTTTTTGTATTAATAATTGTTGCTTTAGAATATTAATTACATTTTTAGATACTAATATTTCACGTGTACTATTTTCTGTTTTTGGTGTACTTATTAAATTTCCTTTTGCAGCTATTTTTATAGCAGTTACTATTTTTATTGTATTTGTATCCCAATCTATATTTTCCCATTTAAGAGCAGAAATTTCACCACGTCGTATACCTGTATAATAAGCTAGAATAAATAAATTTCTAATAGGGAGTTCTGCATATTGTAATAATTTTTTAAATTCGTAGTCGCTTATAATTTGTTTTTCTTTAGCCTTATATTTAGGAGGATTTACTGCAATACAAGGATTTTTTTTTATTAAATCATCTTTGTAAGCTTGTCCAAGTATCGCTTTTAGTAAAACATATGTGTATTGTTTAGTTCTAGAACCACTTATATTTCGTAATATATTTCTAATAGTTGATGGTGTTATTTTACTCAAGTTAATATTTTTTAAATTTGGTAAGATATATTTGTTTATTAAAAATACATAATTGTAATAAGTGCTAGGAGCTATTTCTTCTTTTCTTATTTTTAACCATTCATCAAGCCATAAATTAAAAGTTATGTTATCAAAAGAAGTGTTATTATTTCTTTTAACACGTTCTTTTTCTCTAATTAATTCAGCTTCAGTATATCCATATACATATATACGTTTTTTTTCATTAGTTAAAGGGTCAGTTATAGTTACAGAAGATTGATATCGTCCATCTTTACGTTTTTTCATAAATTATCACACCTTAAGTTCATATTTCCGAACAAAAATAGTAATAAATAAAGGCTAGATTAATAGCCTTTATTATTGTAATAATATATTTTATTTTTTTGACGGTCTGTATCCAGCAGCTTGAGCTTCTTCTTCGGTAAAAAACCATTCTTCTGGGTCTGTTCTATCATAGTATGCTCCACCTGGAACATGATATATTTTTTTACCTTTATTATTATTTCCCTTTATTGTTTCTCCATTGGGACCCTGTCCAGAATATGTTCTTGCTGGTCGAGATGTTTCTTTTTTACTATTTGTATTAGATTGGGATACTGTTTCTTTTTGTTTATTTGCGTCTATATCACTTATTGTATGTTCAACTGCATTTGTTTTACCGTTATATAATACTTCACCATCATAAGTAATATTGCTTATTGCATTGTTGGCTAAAAGTGCTAAAGCTAATATTTTACTGTCGGAAGATATTTCATAATTTTTATCGTCATTGCTATTTTCGGATTTTGTAATTGTGAAATTATTAGCTCCACATTGATGTAAAATATCTACTATTTTCTCAGCTTGTGTTTCATCAACGTTTGTACTATCCATTATAGCTTGCACTTGTGGCGGAATTTTTTTCTTTTCTTCTTGTACTGGTACTTCTTGCTCAATTTTAGTTATATTTTCTTTTGGTGCTTCTTGTTTATTGCTTTCAGTGTTAAATACTAGGATTAGAAAGATTACTGCAAAAACACCAGTTAATATTTTTTTAGTTTTAGTATTAAAATAACTATATCTCCATAATACATATACACCAAAAGGAAATAAAAATAAAAGTGATAAAAAAATGCCCCAACTTTTCTGATACCATTTTTTAGATTTTCTGCTTTTTAGTTTATTATTATCTATTGTGGTATTACATATATTTTCAAAAATTTGTTCAGCATCAAATGTACGAGATTCATAAAATCCGTCTGGAGGATAATTTTCTAACTCTTTTATTCCTAAATCAGTTAAAATATACCGTCTGTTTTTTACATAATTTTCCAGCTCATCATTAGAAAAGTTCTCATATATCCTATCTAATAAATCAGATTTATTTCCAGATAATTTTAATTTCTTAGTTTGTAATATATTTTTTAAATCTGGTATTGTTAGATAAGAAATACTTTCTTTTGTATTAGATACCCGTAAATAGTTTTCGTTTAATAATTTATCTAGGATTTCTTTATAGTTGCTTAATTCAGATAACATATATTCTGGTAATTCATAGCCTACTATCTTATTGTTAAAATAACTTAACAAATACCTTTCTTTTCTAGGTAACATGATACACCTCTATATTTAGTTATTTTTATTTAGTCGGTTGAAATAACGTACAAGATACAATTAAAACAAATAGATTTATAACAAATGCAAAAATAACCCGTGGTGCTATACTTGTTTTCCTTTTATAGAGTGCTATAGGTATAGCTATGAATGAGCCGATAGTACCTATAAAAGAAAAAATGACAATAAAAGCATATAAAATATTCAATAAAATCATCACCTTAATTTATATCCTAATTCTAAGACTTGGATAATGTTTTACCAGCAATATTATAATTAGAGTAATCTACATTAAACACCTTTATATTTAAAACAAGCTACCTAATATACCAATAGCAGTGTTTACATTAGTTTTTCGTTCAGCCTTCTTTATGGCTTCTTCATGAGCTTTTTTCTGTTCTTCAATAGCTTTTTCTTTTTGTTCAGCTTGCTCTTGTTTCTCTTTTTCTTTTTGTTCTTTGATATTTTGTTGTTGTTTGTTGTATTCGGCTAACTTTTCATCACGACCAGTCAACTCGGCGGCTCTATCTCGTAAAAGTTCTCCTATGGTATCTGGAATAATAGGGCAAAAAGCTGTTGTTATATATGGGTCTTGAACAGGTGTATCATCATTATAGTTATAAATGAAAGTCGATTTTTCTGCTAACATATTTCTTTTATAATCTATGGCTACTTTTATTTTTATATATTTTTGTTCTCCAGGTATATTGATTATTTCCCATAAATCAACCATATCCTTAGCGGGGTCATAAGTTATTGTTTCTTTATCTATATATGCGGTTCGAGTATCTGTAGAATTTATCCAGAACCAACGGCTGTTATTTTCTTCTGCAAAAGCTATAGATGATAACAAAGAGAATATTATTATAAATAACAATATAGATTTTTTTCTCATAATTGATTACCTCTTATAATAACGTACTTAAAATTTTGTGAACTTCTCTAGGGTCAGGGTCTTTCTCTGAAATCACTTTAGTGATTAAATCAGCGTCTAAGTCACTGGAATGGGAAAGTAAATGTATAGCAAATTGATTTGCTTCTTTTTCCCTACGACTTGGTACATAGTAACTCATATCTGCATGTAGGTAATATCCATATCCTTTATGTAAGATTGCGTGTCCTAATTCATGACAAACAACAATCTTTTGTGCTTCATATGGCAGATTAGCGTTGAGTGCAATAAATTTTCTACGCAACACTCTAACTAAAAAGCCACGTATTGTATTTGGTAGTTTTAATTGTAGTACATCAATGTTCATATAACATGCAATTTCAAACGGATTATTTGTATCGCATTTTTTTACTAAATTTCTTACCCGTACCTTGTAATTATACATTTATACCGCCTACTTTTTGCGTTTATTTTTCTTCTTGGCTTTATAAAATATAAACTCTAAGGCATTTTTTATTTCTTGGCGGTCTTCTTCACTTAGTTTCATTACTTCTCCATCGAACATTATTTCTGATTGATTTAGAAATTTTTCAAGGTCTGCGGGCTTCTTTTTGTCCATCTCTTTCTTATTTATAGGTTCAACATCATTGCCTAAAATATAATCCGCCGATACATTAAATAAGGCACATAATTCTTTTATTTTTCTTAGAGGCTTAGATCTTCCTGTTTCATATAAAACGTATGCAGGACGGCTCACTCCTATTAATTTAGCAACTTCACCTTGGGATAATTGTTTATTTTCGCGTAATTGTCTTAATCGTTCACCTGTAATATTCATATAATCACCTTCTTTATATATTATTATATGTAAAAAAAACTTACACGAAAAGGTGTAAATAAAATTTACATTTATACTTGACAAGTAAGATAAACTTACATATAATATAAGTGTAAATTAAATTAACAGGAGGCGATAAAGTGAATAAAATAAAATCTTTAAGATTAGCTAATAATCTTAGACAAATAGATTTAGCTATAAAATTAAATATAACAAGAGAAGCTGTTGCTCAGTGGGAAAGTGGGAAAACTTTCCCAAAAAGAAAAACTTTATATAAATTAGCTAGAATATTGAAATGTAAACCAGCCGATTTATTGTAAATAAATGTGTAAATTAAATTAACTAGCGTGTAGCACTGACCCAGCAATAAAAAATCTAATGGCAAAAATTACTTTCCCCTAAAAAGTAAATAATATTGTTGGGTGCGTGGTACACGCTAGAAAAAAGAAAGGAAAAATAAATATGTTAACTAAAAAATTTAAATCTAATAAATTCTATGAAGTAACTCGATATTTTTTCAAATATGGTCATGATTATGACGAAGTAGATGGAAATACTACAGTATGGGACTCATTAGAAAAAGCAAAAGCTTTTATTGAAAAATATAGATTTAATAGAAAATTTTATTCAGCTACTGTTGAAGAAATTATAGTAGATAGAGTAATTTCGGCTGAAGATTATAAGAAAAATAATTATGAAGTTGTTTCTTATCAAGAAGTTTATAGTGAAGATTATGATGGAAACTATGATGAAACACCTGGAAAAATTTATTACTTAAATGGTGAAAAAATAAGTGATATAAAAAAAGAAATTATCAAAGAAGAAGTTTATAAAATTTTTCAAGTAAATGAAGGTACTGCATGGTGTATAGAAGCAAAAACTTTAGCAGAAGCTAAAGAAATTGCTAAGAAATATAAAGGTCATATTGTTATAAAAAAAGGGCTTAAGATTGTGGCTGAATTTAATAATATTGATGATGTTAAAACTATGAACAATTGGCGAACAAGTGATTTAGAATTTAAAGACTTTGCCAAAGTTGGAGATATAGTTGATGAAGGTATAGTAAATTGGTTTGCTGAATGTGGAGACACTTGTTTTTATAAAGAATATAAGGACGTGGGTTAATTATGGAAATCAATATACCAATCTGGCGAAAAATTCTTTTAACTCCAGATGAGGCAACTGAATTATTTGGGTTACCTGCTCAATTTTTTAGAGTAGCAGGAGCATTAACAAAGAACGGTCAATACGATTTACCTTGTTGTTGGATCGGTTCACATTTAAAAATTAATAGACCTAAATTAGAAAAGTGGTTAGAGGATAAGTCCGATGGTGTAACAGATTTTAAGACATCATATTTATTGGGAAAATTGGAGAATGGAATAAATAAGCGAGGTAGAAAAAGAAAAATAAGATAATTATATAAATATTTTCTCATGAAAGAAAGGCAATAAACCATGATAAAAGATTTCGGGTTATTACTTATAAAAGCACGAAAAAGTGCAGGTTATACACAAGAACAAGCAAGTGAATTATTAGATATAAGTGTTAGAACATTGGCAAAATATGAAGCTAATCAAATAAAACCAACTATAGATAAAATGAATGATATTGTTGAGATTTATGGCAATGAATATATAGGATATCAGTATTTATTAACTTTTAGACTAGGACAAAAATTGCTTGCCCCTATTGAAAATAAAAGTTTTTCGGAAACTGTCTTAAGTTTTATAACCAATATAAAGAAATCTAACAAATGTATAGATGACTTAATTGAAATTGGTGCTGATGGAAAAATAGATAAAAAAGAACAGCCTAAATATAAACAAATATTGAATACATTTAGGCTGATGACAAAAGATATTTTGATATTAAAGTTTTGTAAAAATAAAAAAGCTGAACCATTTAATAAACAGTCCAGCATATGACAATTAAATTCTTCTTGACATACTCCCCGTGCCTAAAGGCAGGGAATTCTTGGATACAAACGATATTTGCCTACTAAAATAGCAGGTCTTACTATATCTCTCCAAAGAAGGTTGATGCCCCAACCTTGTTTTTTAGCTAGCTTATATCCCCATAAATAAATTTAGGGGCTTTACGCTCGCATTTGGTAAAAATATTATAGCACAAACACGATAAAAATTAAAGAATAAGAGAAATCAAAAAGGTCGGTTCGTAGTGCTTAGTTTAGAAAAAATTGGTGCGTAGCAAGCCATAGCAGAAAGGTTATTAACATAACAAAAATAAAAAAGAAAATGGCAAATCTTTAACGATAATCTTCTTAATAAATTTATTATGGTAGGGAGGTTTGAAGTGATTTCTGCTATGGTGCTTGGTACGCACCAGTAAGAAAGAGAGGTGAGAATATATAGAATTACCAATTAGAAAACTTATATATCGTGGTGTATTTAAAAAATAAGAGAATAAAAAATTGAATAAAGGACAGGTGCATATATTGCATTTAATATGCGGTCTTGCTGTTCCAGTATGTGCTGATGACCGTCAATGTTATGCATTTATTCAAAGAATAAAAAGGAGAAGAAAAAAATGAGAATACGTACTGTAAAAAATAATCGAGGCAAGAAAACAAATTTATTTCCATGTAAAGCCAAAGATGTTCTTAAAAACTTATTAGAAATAAATAGTTTATTACTAAAAGAAGGTTATAGCAAAGATTGGCATTATAAAGCTAATGGAGAAGTATTTCCATTTTAAGAGGTGTATACAATGGATAGATTAACAATAAAAGAAGCAATTTCGTTTTGTAAACAAGGTAAAGAGGTAATATTACGTAATGATGATTATGAGGACTTAGTTTTAGTAGATTATGAAGATGGATATTTAAAAGATATTGCAGGTGATTATATAAATCCTTATAAAGATTTATTAAAAGGTGATTATTTTATAAAAAAAGTTGCTTGAAAGACAACAGGTCAAACAAGCAACCACATAAAAAAATATTTGTAATTTAAGTATAACAGAGGAAAGAAAAATGGTCAAAAAAATTGTATTTCCTAAAATTAATAATTTTACTTCTGAAGAAGTTAAACAAAAATTTTTAGAAATTCTAAAAAGTATTAAGTTAAATATTAAATATGTAAGATTAGTAAATATTAGAGAATCATTAACAGGTTTAAGATTTTATATAAAAACTAAAAACTTTTTTGCTATTGGTGAGTATGATTGCATTGCTAATATCACAATGGCTAGTAGACAAAGAATAAATACTAAAAACTATATAAGCTTCTTATATAAAAGAAATGATTTAGTAAATAAATTGTCATATTTTGTAAAGGTGGAATAAAAATGATTAAAAAAGCAAGTGAAATTATAAATACTGATAAAAAAATTAGATTATTAATTGCAGGGTATCCAGGTATAGGCAAGACGACTCTTGCTTTATCTGCACCTAAGCCCTTACTAATTGATGTTGATAGAGGGACTGACAGGGTAGAAGCAAGATATAGAACAGATTTTATTCAACCAAATACCTATGAAGAACTTTTAGAGGACTTAGTACCATTTAATTTAAATGATTATGAAACTCTTGTAATAGATACAGGCGGACAACTTATTAAATTGATGTCTGCATATGTAATAAAACAAAATGCTAAAAATGGTCAAAGGGACGGTTCACTTAGTTTAAAGGGATATGGAGCAGTAGGACGTGAATTTGCAAGATTTGTAGATTATTGTTATTACCAATTAAATAAACATGTGGTAATAGTATTCCATGCTAAAGAGGAAAAAGACGGAGATAATACACGTCTTAGAATTTTAGTAGAAGGACAAACAAAGGATAATGTATGGCAACCAATGGATTTGGGCGGGTTTATGGAAATGCAAAATAATGTTAGAACGATAGGTTTTACTAATTGTGAACGTTATTATGCTAAAGGAACACATGGTATACATGGTGTGCTTACAATACCAGAGTTAAACGGAAATCAAAACGGATTTTTAACAAACTTATTTCATCAAATAAATGAAAATATAAAAGCTGAAGCTAAAGAAGCTGAAAAAGAGAAAAAAGCATATAAAAAAATAATTGATACTATAAAAGAAGCAACAGAAGCAATAACAACACCAAGTGAAGCAATGGAAGTTTTAGATTTAATAAATAATCAAAAACATATATTGACTAGTGAGAAGGAAAGTAAATCTATATTGTTTGATAAAACAAAAGAATTAGGCTTTAAATGGAACAAATTGAAGGGAGAATTTACAGATGAAGTATCTGATGACACAAAGTCTGCTTAGTTCTTATTTATATCAGTTTAATTGTATTGATGATTATGCAGAGGAAGCTCATCAAAGCTTCCTCGATACACTTAATAAAATATATAGTCCACCAAGCGAAGCAATGCAACGTGGAATAGATTTTGAGAAATTAGTATATGAGTATACTAATCCTAAAAATATTATTGATATATCTACTGATGAAATAACTGCTGCTATAAATATTGCAGACTATATACAAGGTGGAAGATTTCAGTATATAGCTAGTAAAACAATAAATGTTAATGGATTGGATTTAGTTTTGTATGGAAGATTAGATGCTTTAAAAGCTGGTGTTATATATGATATCAAATATACATCAAAATATAATGTGGGCAAGTTTATAGATAGTCCACAGCACCCAATGTATTTAGAGCTTATTCCTGAAGCAAAAAAATTTATTTATTTAGTAAGTAATGGAAAATACGTTTGGACTGAAAAATATACAAGAGAGGAAACACCTTCAATTTATCCTATAATACAAAACTTTTTTGAGTATCTTAATAACATGAATTTAATGCAAGTTTATAAGAATAAATGGAAAAGTAGGTATTAATTATGGAGATAATACATGGAAAAATCATAGATATTACACCAGAGGGACTATTAATAAAAGCACCTTATACCAATATAGATAGGGCTTGTTTTCGTAAATATAGTATGGTTGATATTGGGCTTAATGATGGTAGATATATCAGTAATGAGCAAAGAAAAAAAGCTTATGCATTAATGAAAGAAATTGCTGAATGGAGTGGATATCTTCCTGAATATGTAAAAAGATTGATGAAAACTGAATTTGTAGTAAAACGAATGCAATCGTTAAATAAAGAAATATTCTCGCTGTCAAATTGCGATATGACCACTGCAAAGGAATTTATTACTTACTTAATAGATTTCATTATAGAATACGATATCCCTACTAAACAGCCATTAAGTGAATTATGTGAGGATATTAATAAATATATCTATATGTGTTTACTTCATAAAAAGTGCTGTATATGTGGCATTAAAGCGGAATTACATCATGTAACAGCTATTGGTATGGGTAGGGATAGAACAGAGGTATTTCAAATTGGTATTCCTGTATTGCCGTTATGTAGAAAACACCATACAGAATGGCATACATTAGGTAGTGATACTTTTAATGCTAAATATCATGTAGAGTCCGTTAAATTAACTAAAGAAATTGCTAAAAAATATAATTTAACTAAAAAAAATATGGAGGTAAGAAAAAAATGAGTAATGTAACTATTAATAAGATTAAATATCAGGAAAGTTCAGGTAAATTAACTATTGAATATATGAGGACAAATGAAAATAAAAAGCCATCATATCATACATCTATATTTAATGATGAACCTGCACCAGAATTTTTTACAGCATTAAAAAATTTAACTAAACCAACATTAAATATTTTAGGATTAGGAGCATTACTTATAAAACGTATAAAACCTTATGCAGTAAGTTTCAAGTATGCAGAAGATAAAACAATGTCAGCAGTTATTTCTAGCATGTTTTATGTGCCTTCTGCTGATAGAGAGATAGTAGTAAATACACCTCTTATGAAATGTCCTTCTGATGAGGTAGAAGCAAGTCAAGCTGGGTTCTTTAATCAAGAAGCGGTTGACGCTCTTTGGGCATTTGAACAAGAAGCACGCAAGTATTTAGATGGTAAGAGAAATCAAATTTCCTTATTTGGAGAAGATACTGAAGCTGAAACAATAACTGATGATGTATCTGTAGTTGATGTACCAAAACAAAATAATGTTGTACAAATGCCAACAGTGGCACAATAAATAGGAAAAGGTGCTTGCCATAAAGACAAGCACCTATCCACGAGGTAAAAAATATGGAATTAAAACCTTTATCTTTAATAATTTCTTTTCGTTCTAATTATGCAAAGAAATTAAATAATGATACGCAGGTTTTATATTGGGTATTATGGGATAAGTGGAATTATCTTAGGCGACCTAAAGAATTTAATATAGATAATAATACGTTGATGATAGAAGCTAAATTAAAAAATTATAGCCAGTTAAATGATAGCCGAAAAAAATTGATTGAAGCAGGATTAATAAAATATGTTCCTAGTAAAACAAGAGGTAAAAGTTCAACATATGCTCTAATAAAAAATTATGTTGAAAATGCAACACCAAACCTAAATCAAAACCTAAATCAAAACCCAAAACCAAACCCAAATACAAACCTAAAACAAAACTTAAATGAACCCCAAGAACTCAATAATAATGCGAACTCTTACGACCTCATAACAGAAAATACAAACCTAAAATCAAACCTAACTCAAAACCTAAATACAAACTCAATACCAAACCTAAAACAAAACCCTAATAAGAGTAATAGAGATATAGAGAATAATATATATTTTTTATATACGCACGCACGTGAGGCTATCGACTTTTATAAAAATAACGTAGCAGTTGATTTAAGTCCTAATGCTCTTATGGTTTTATCGGATTGTGTAGAAGTACATGGGAAAGATGATACATTAAGGGCAATGCAAGAAACCCAGATAAACATGAGTCATCTCAAAGATGTGGCTTTCATGAAATATGCTAGAGGGATTTTACGAAGTTGGGCAAAATATGGCAAGAAACCGCCGTTAAAATTAAAACAAGAAAATAAGCCTAAAGTTAATAAAGCTGTAGATAGTTTAATGGCTCTTATGGAAGGGTGAAGAAAGATGAATGTAAAAGAAGCAGCTACTCTTTTAAGTTATGTTGTAGCAACAATGCCAAATATACAAGATAAAGATTTAAGTGCCACAGCGAAAGCATGGGCAATTATAATGCCTGATATTTCTTTTGAATTAGGACAACAAGCAGTATTAAAAATACTTCGAGATAAGAAGATACCAACTGTACCATTGCCAGGCGAAATAATAAACACAGTAAAGGAAATAGTGAACGGAGAAAATAAAATTAATGCTCCTAGTGATTATGAAGCATGGCAAGAAGTACGAAGTAAAATAGATTTTTACAAACCTAATCAAAAATGGTCGCATCCAGCAATTGAAGAAGCTATAAAAATAATTGGTTCTAGGAATATTTGTGGCGGAGATTATAACGTTGCTGATAGATTTATGAAAGTATATAACCGCATTGTAAAACGTACTAATGACCAATATGAAAATAAAGTAACATTGCAGATTATAGATAATACTCCTAAAAATAAGAGTTTATTAACATTCATAGGTGAACATAAGCAAATAGTATTAGGTCAAAAGGCAGTATAACTATGAAAAAGATATGTATTTGTGGTAAGGAGTTTGAGGGTAAAGCAAAATATTGTTCACAAAAATGTAGGGTAAAGGAATATTATCAAAAACATAAAGAATTATGGCATTTTTATAATAATAAAAATAGAATAACGAAAAAAGAACAGAAAAAAATAGAAGCAGAGCAAAAAAGGATAGAAGCGGAAAATAAAGCTAAGAGGGAAAAACGTAGAAATGACATTAATCGTTTAATGGCAGAAACAGGATTAAAAAATAAATATGGTTTAGTAGCAAGTTTTTATGATACTAACAACTTAGAAGGACTATATAAATATGCTGATTATCTTAAATCTATAGGTGAGATTAAGGAAGAAAGCACAGAACCTAGAATAGTTAAATCACATGGTGGAAAAATTACAGGCGGATTTGATTATTTTATGATATCAACAAATTAGGAGCAAATTTCTATGGAAGATTTAGAGTCAATAAAAGATAAGCTTGAATATATAGACATTGCAATGAAGTTATTATTGCAATATGGAAAAAATAATCCAGATGTAGTTGATTTTCTTAGTAAAAATACAATGATTGCTAAAGATAAAGAAAATGGTTTTTGTGTAGTAATTAGTTTTAAAAAGATGAGGAATAATAATGAGTGAATTTATAAGTGGAAATGCTGGGATAATAAAAAAAGAGGATATTGTTTTTTTAGAAATATTAGAGCCTAATCCATTCTTTTTAAAAGATGAGTATAAGATATATGCTACTACTTATACTTTAGATAAAGGTGAACGTAAAGTATTGTTGGAAAGCAGAAAAAAGTATAAGGAAATAGAAAAGGAATTTAATAGGATAAAAAAAGAAGTTGAAAATACTGTAAAGAAAAAAATTTGTTGGAAACCAAAAGAACAGGAAACATATTATTATGTTGGTATTTCAGGTGATGTTATAGAAGATAAATGGGATGAAACAACAACTGATTATGCTTTTTTTATAACAGGTAATTGTTTTAAAACTAAGGAAAAAGCAACAAAACATATAACAGAAATATTAAATATTTATGGAGTTAAAAATAATGCAAAATAGACCAAAATATAATGCAAAAAAAACAATAATAGGCAATTTAAAATTTGATAGTAAGAAAGAAGCAGAATACTATTTAAATTTAAAAGCTAAACGTATTAATGGAGAAATAAATTGGATAAAGTTACAGCCAGAATTTTTGATTTTAAGAGGATTTACATTAGAAAATGGGGAGCGTACAAAAGGTATACGTTATGTAGCTGATTTTGAAGTTGAGTATGCTGATGGACATAGAGAAATAATTGATGTTAAAGGTGTAAAAACAGAAGCGTACAAAATAAAAAAGAAAATGCTCCTGGATATGTATCCTAATATTAATTTTATAGAGGTATAAATGATGAGGGAAATATTATTTAGAGGTAAAGATATAAATACAAATAAATGGTGTTATGGTGGATATGTTAGAAAAGTTTTATTTAAAAATACGAAAGATGAAAAAATAAGACATTATATATTTGATGGAGAAAATGCCGGACCAATAGTAATGCATGAAGTTAATCCAGAAACAGTAGGGCAAGCAATATGGCTTAAAGATGTAAACGGAAATGAGGTTTTTGAAGGAGATATTGTGGAAGAAGTTGAACCCGAATGGGGAGAACCTTCTCGTGCTGTTGCTGTTTTTGAAGATAATAATTTTGTGTTTGGTTATAATACCGGAGCAATATTATCAGTTGAATTTTTTTATAATGAAATAAAAATAATTGGGAACATATTTGATAATGAAGATTTATTTGAAAAAATATCTGAACAACACAAAATTGAATATTATCAAGAAATGAAAGAATTACACGGTGATTTAGAAAGTTTATAAGTGTTAAAAAATACAAAGAGTGTGAACGACTATGCAATGTGATGAACGATATTATGAAGCCGACACAGGGTATATGTGTTGGATTAATAAGAAACCATGTAATAAAAATAACTGTACATTAAAACATAGATTTGCAAAAGAATTTTCTAAAAAGGTAGTAAAAAATATAAAGGTTGGTGAGTGAATGAGAAAGGAAGGGATAAATCCTCTTACAAATGATGGACAATATGCAGATACAACATATAAAAAAGCTGTTGAAAAAAGAAGCCGAGAAAACTTTTTCTATGCTTTTTGTCGTAGGGCTTTTAGACGAGCTAATGTAGAATTAATGAAACGTTTGCATATAAAAATTTTAAGAATTGATTTCTGGGATATGGAAACAGATAATAAAAAAGTAATGAAGGTAGGAAAATATGAATAATAATGGACCTAAGTTGGTAAGAATACCATTAAAGACAGAACAAGAATTTTATAAAAGAAATATTCCTATAATCAAAATTACAAGTATTATATTGTGCTTAATAGCAACTACAATATTTTTAATAGGATAAATCCACTAATTAGGATAGCTAAAATAAAGCTATCCTTTTAGTGTTTATATAGATGGAGGTATTGATTGATGAGAAAGATAAGCAGAATAAAAGTTAATAAGGCTAAAGAATATCTACAACAAGCTTATACAGCCAATGAAAAAATTATTCAATGTAATTATATTTTAGAACAATTACAAGCCTCACCAAGCAAGATGACAACTTCTTATAAAGAAAATATCGGTCATAGTGGTATAAATAATGATGTTAGTGGATATGTAGCAAAACTAATAGAACAAGAAGAAAAAATTGAAGCAATGAAACAAGAGTATCAAAGCAAACAGTTTGAGATAAGTAATTTTATATTGGGCTTGAGTTTTAAGCCAGAAGATGAAATTCTTAGACGTTTGCTCATATTAAGATATTTGAACTTTAAGTCTTTTGATGAAATATATAGTATGCTTAACTACTCATATAATTATATAGTTCAAACTATGCATCCTAGGGCTTTGGAAGTTGTAGAAAGAGCATTAAGTAAAAAGAGTGTGGTCAATAATGGTTAATCGTGGTCGATCGTGGTTAATAATGGTTGATAATGGTTTTAGATTTATGGTATATTATAATTGCAAACAAAAAAGATAAACCGTTGGTAAAAATACCAGCGGTTTTATTGTTTTATAAGTTAATTTTGTATAAATATTGGTATATACCCTTATATTTTAATAATAATATGTATTTTTATAATTTATGTTAGAATAATAACCTTCATGTTGCAAAATCTATGTAATATGCTATACTAAATATAGGCAAAACATGATAAATTGTCATATGGACAGCAAAACCCCATGAAGGTGCGAACTTCATGGGGTTTCTTGCGTTATATAGCTAACGCTGAAGCTAGGCTAGTTGCCACATAAAACCGAAAGAAGCATATCTAACCCTTTGCAAATATAGTAGGCAACTATACTTGCCATGACAGCTTCTAAAAACATGATAAATTTTGACATATGGACACCTCCTAACTGTTACCAGTATAGGAAGGGCAACGAAAGATATTATAACATAGAATTATATTTGATGATATAATAATGATATCTTTTATTTGAGGTGATTTTATTATGGAAATTTCTACAGGGTCAGTTTTAGCAACTGCCTTTGGAGGAGCAGCTTTGGGTGCGCTTATTACAGGAGGATTCTCAATTTGGCTAAATAGAAAAAATTATAAAAGAGATTACTATAAAAAAATAATCGATAAACGAATAGAAGCGTATCAAGAATTAAATAATTTTCTTAATTATATGAGAATATATAATTATGTACAGTCAGATGGTAAGAATAAAATAATTCAAAAAGCATTTATTTCAGAAGATGAGTATAATACTGTTCTTGATAAATTAAAATCAATTCATGAGAGTACAATATGGTTGTCAAAAGATTTAGCAGATATGTTTTATGATTTTAGTAATTTATTAATTTATATAAAGGATTATATACATAATGAAGATTATAAAATAAAATATTGGCTTTCTGAAAATAATAAAGATGATTTATTAAAAAAAGTAGAGGAAGAAAAAGAGAAAATAAAAAATAATTTTCTAAATCAATTAAAGAGTATAAGTAATATGCGGTCTGAAAATAAAATTGATATAAATGCTACAGGTATTGTTTTTTTCGATTTGATAAAAGAAAGAAATGATGCTATAAAAGTATTCCTTTTAAGAGATTTTAAAAATTTATATGATATAGAGGATTTTTTTGAAAATAAAATGGGTAATAAAACTTTTAAAATCCTTAAAATTTTTAATTGGTGGTAAAGCTAAGATATTATGATATGAAAAATAATTCCCTGTTATATTTGCAGTGGTTTTTTAGTACAAAAATTTAGGCGGTGATTTGATTATAAGCATAGAAGTAAAAACAGACATTAAATTATATATTAAATTAAAAAATATTTATAAATTTTATTAGATAGGTAGGTTTAGAAACCTACCTTTTTTATTTGGAGGGAGAGTGATGGGAAATGAAAATTTAAGACCATGGGAAAGACAAGAAAATGAAAGCGAAAAAGCTTTTTCTGCATTTAAAGCCTATTTAGAAATGGAAGATAGGAATGTAACCGAGCTGGCAAGAAGGTTGTCAAAAAGTAGACAATTACTTGTCAATTGGAAGCAAAAATATAATTGGCAAGAACGTTGTATAGCATGGGATAAATCACTCCAGGAGATAGAATATAAAACCGCTGTAAGAGAACGTAAGAAGATGGCTAAACGTCATATCGCTATTGCAATGTCTATGCAAGCAAAGGCAGTAGAAGCATTAAAGAAAATAGATGTATCTAAACTAAATGCAAATGAAATTATTCGTCTATTTGATACTGCGGTTAAAATAGAACGTTTAAGCCGTGGAGAAGCTACATTTATAAATTCAAATCAAGATAATAAAGTTGATGAAGAAACTAATCCTATAAATACCATTCAAATATATATACCAGATAATGGCAGGGACTAAAAATGATTATAAAACCACAAAAAGGGAAACAAGAACAATTTTTATCTAGCAAAGCAGATATAGTTTTTTATGGTGGAGCTGCTGGTGGTGGTAAAACTTATGCTGCACTAATAGAGCCATTAAGACACATAAATAATAAGAATTTTTCTTGTATCATATTTAGACGAACATCTCCTCAAATTACCACTCCTGGTGGTCTATGGGATACAGCTCTTGAGATGTATACAGCATTAGGAGCAAAAGATATACGAAGTCCTAATAGATATTTTAGATTTCCTAGCGGTGCTAAAATTGTAATGAACCATCTTCAGTACGACAAAACTGTTTATGATTATCAAGGGGCACAAATTCCTTTGATTGAATTTGAAGAACTTACACATTTTAGCTGGAAACAATTTACTTATATGCTTACTCGTAATCGTTCAGCTATTGCGGGAATAAAACCATATATAAGGGCTACTTGTAATCCTGACCCTGATAGTTGGGTAGCAGATTTTATTAAATGGTATATAGACCAAGATACAGGATATGCTATTCAATCTCGTGGTGGTAAAATACGTTATTTTGTAATTGTAAATGATGAACCAATATGGTCTGATGATTCAGATGAGCTGTTGGAAAAATATAATATTGAGCCAAAAAGCTTTACATTTATTCCTTCATCAATATATGATAATAAGATTTTATTAGAAAATGACAAAGGATATTTAGCGAATTTAAAAGCTCAAGATACAGTTACTAAAGAACAATTATTAAATGGAAACTGGAAAATTAGACCAGCAAGTGGATTATATTTTAAACATAATCAGATATCTGTTGTAAATAATATACCAGATAAAATAGTAGCTATTTGTAGAGCGTGGGATTTAGCAGCTACAGAAGAAACTCCAACAAATAGAAGCCCAGATAAAACGGCTGGTGTTTTGATGGCACGTTTAAAAAATGGGCAATTTATTATTTTAGATGTCTTTACTGGTTGTTTGAATGCAAATGGAGTAAGGCAAGCTGTTAGACGTATAGCTATGCAAGATAAAATAAATTATAGATGTAATAATATTCATATTCCTCAAGACCCAGGTCAAGCAGGAAAAGAACAGGCTCATTCCTATGTTAGATTTCTTGCAGGGTTTAATGTTCAAATTGAAAGAATAAATGGTAGTAAGATTAATAGAGCAGAACCATTTGCAGCACAATGGCAACAAGGAAATATTTTTTTGTTGCGAGGAGATTGGAATAAAATGTATTTAAATGAACTATGTGCATTTCCTGAAGGTGTTCATGATGATTTAGTTGACGCTAGTTCAGACGCATTTAATTATTTAACTAAAGTTAGAAATCTTAGTGTATTTTAAGGTAGGTGATAAAAATAAAAAGGCTAGATAGCATGATTAATATAGTAAATGGAGTTGGAACGATACGTTATGACCCTAGTAGATATACTGGCATTATAAGAAAAATGTTTATAACTTATAATATGTCGGAAAATTTGTTTATAGAAAATGGCATATTTAGAAAGATAATTACAGCCCCAGCAGATGAGGCACTTAGAGCAGGATTTTGTATAAAGACTTCTGATGATATAGATGTATCAGAAGCTGAAAGCAAAATCCTTTCTTTATATGAAGATTTAGCTTGTGAAGAAAAATTCGCAACTGCTTTATATTGGCATAGATGTTATGGTGGTGCAGTTATTTTTCCAGTATTTAAAGATTTATCTGAAGATCTGACAAAACCACTAGATGAAAATAATATTTATGGAATTGAAGAAATACGAGTTTACTCCGCAAAAGAAGTTATTCCATTAAAACAGAATGAAGATTTTAATAGTACTAATTATAAAAAGACTGAAACCTATTTGATAAGTGATGAAGCAACAGGAGCTTACTTTGAAATACATTATTCTAGATTAATTATATTTAATGGATTAACTGTACCTAACATTTTGAGAAATGAACGTAATGGTTGGGGCGGTATGGTATTAGAAAATATCTATGATACTTTAATTCTAAAGTATGACTTAGGTAATAAATTTGCTATTGATATTATGGAACGTATGGCACAAGGCATTTTAAAAATAGCTGGATTACTAAATAAGTTATCTATAGAGGGTGGAGAAGATGAAGTACGAACTTATTTACAAAATATAGATATGGTCAGAAATATCTTAAACACCTTAGCTATAGATAAAGATGATGATTATGATATAAAAAGCATTAGTTTAAGTGGAGTAAAAGATATTTTAGATAAAACGCAAACTATGTTATCTGCTGTAAGTGAAATACCTGTAACGATTTTGTTTGGTCGTTCTCCAGGTGGTCAAAATGCTACAGGAGATAGTGATTTTGAACAATATTATTCTATGGTTCAAAAATTACAACGTAGAGATTTAAAACCTCAACTTAGTAAATTTATATATTTTTTATCTAAATGCAAAGACTATCAAATAAAGTTACCGGATACTTGGTCTTTAAAATTTAATCCATTATCAATTCCAACAGAAAAAGAGCAAGCTGAAACAGATAAAATGAAAGCTGAAACAAAAGAAAAAAATATTTCTGCATTAACTTCACTTGTTAATATAGGTGGTTTAGATAATGTTGAGTTGCGAAATTATTTAGAAGAACAAGGTTTTAAATTGGACCGAACACTAGATAATGTAGGACGTGATGTTATTGAATAAAAGGCAATATGAATGTAGATATCCGTATCAATACGAAAGAGAATATAAAAAGCAACTGGTTAATTTAGTAAAAATATTAAAAAAATCTGTTGTATTAGAGCTTGATAATATTAAAACATTTATAAATCAAAATCGTTTAGATGGTTTGAGCGATACATTTAACGATGTGATGGATAAAATAAAACAAAATTATTATGTTTTAATAGCAAAAGATTTTATAACTAGAAAAATAGAACAGATGTTTTTAAATATAAGTAGGTTTACTAAAAATGAATTAGATAAATCGTTTAAATCTAAAATAGGTGTAGATATTTTTACAGGAGAACCTAATTTACAAGAATTGATGAATTTATGGGTTGATGACAATGTAAATTTAATAACTTCGGTTGAAACACAATTTTTTGATAAAGTAAAGCAAATAATATTAGAAGCTATACAAAATGGTATGTTAACAAAAAATTTAGCTAATAGCATAAAAAAGATAACTGGAACAACAGAAAAGCGAGCAATATTAATAGCTGTTGACCAAATAGGGAAATTAAATGGTCAAATCACTAGAATGCGACAAGTTAAAGCTGGTATAAAAGAATATATTTGGCGTACTGCTGGAGATAGTAGAGTTAGACCAATGCATAAAGCTAGAAATGGGAAAAAATATAGATGGGATAAGCCACCTATAGATGGACATCCAGGAATGGCTATTCGCTGTCGTTGTGTGGCTATTCCAGTTATAGATTTAAATAATATAAATGGTGTTGCTATTACTTAGGAAGGAGGTGAAAATATGCAAAGATATGATAGATTTACTTTTAAAGCTACAAAAACAGATGAAGGATTTATTATTGACAAACCAATAATCGGCAGAACAGGTATTCTTCGCTATCAGAATGCAGATGGTTCAGAAAGAATTGAATATAGACCACCTGAGGAAGCTTTTAATGCTGATAGTTTAGCTAGTATTAAAGGAAAGCCTATAACACTAGGTCATGTGGCTATGGTTAATAATAAGAATTCAAAAAGTATACCGATTTTAGGTACTGTAATTTCTGGTGGTGAACAAGATGGAGATAATATTAGAGCAGATATTACTTTATATAATTTAGATACACCACATAGAGAATTATCTTGTGGTTATACATTAGACTTGGATGAAACACCAGGTATTACGCCTGATGGTAAACATTATGACGCAATACAAAGAAATATTAGGTACAATCATCTTGCAGTTGTGCAAAAAGGTAGAGCAGGCAATGCTCGTCTTAATATGGATGGTGACCAAATAATTGAAAGTGAGGATAAAAAACATATGGCAAAAGTTAGACTTGATAATGGCTTAGAATATGAATGTGCAGAAGAAGTAAAAATTGAACTTGAAACATTGAAAGCAAATAAGACAAAGGAAAAAGCTAATTTTGACGCATTGCAAGGAAAATATGACGCAATGAAAGTAAAAGTTGATAAATTAGAAAAAGATTTAGCAGATGAAAAAGCTAATAAAAGTGTTAACTTTGATGAAGCAGTAAAAGAACGTGTTAAAATGCTTGACATTGCTAAGCAATATAATTTAGATAAAATTGATACCTTAAGTAATAAAGATATTAAAATAGCTGTAATAAAAAAAGTTAATGGAGATTTTAATATTGATAATAAAAGTGAAGAATATATTGATGGTATGTTTGATGTATGTAGTGAACAGCAAATTAATATAGATAGTGCAAGTGCTTCTAAAAGAAGAATTATTAATGGAGATAATGATAATAAAATGAATTTTGATGATTTTGATTACATTAAGAAAATGGAAGAATTAAAACAAGCAGAAGCAAATGCATATAAAGGAGAACAATAAAATGAGTTGGTACAGTAGAGAACTAGATAAAGGTTTTGCAGGTATGATAGCTAATACTGCTATTAGAAATTGTGATAGCTATGCTGTTGAAGAAGAAAAAGGATTAAATCCTGGAGACGCTGTAGTTTTAGGTACAACTGAAAACTTAGTAAAAAAAGTAGATAGTGGTTCTGAAAGTAAAGTTATTGGAGTAGTTGTTCATAATCATAAAGAACCATCTAATCCTTATTATGAAAAAGGTGATAGTGTAGCAATTATGTCTACGGGTGATATTTATGTTGAAGTTGGTGAAGCTGTTACCGCAGGTGATGTTGCTTGTATTATGGCAAGTAGTTATAAATGGGGAAAGACAGGAACAGTTACTAATGCTAAATATTTAAAAGGTGCTGAAAGTGGCGGATTAGCTATATTACGTTTAAGTAATATTAATAGTACTTTTTCTCAACAAGGTGAAAAAGGTGAAAAAGGTGAAAAAGGTGATACTGGAGAACAAGGTCCACAAGGTGAAAAAGGAGATACTGGTGCGAAGATTACATCTATGGAATTAAATATTAATAATACAACAATTACAGGTACAGCTCATCTTGATGATGAAAGTACAGCCTCTATTACAGGAACTAATACAATAGGATAAGGAGATAAATTATGAATAGTAGAGATTATATTTTAAATGTAGAGAGATTAGATTCAGATGTAATAGCACACGCTATACCAAATTTTGATGCTAATTATTCAGCTATTGCAGCTAGAATGCTTACACAAGTTAGAGCTAAAACTTTAGAAGTAACACATGGAAAATTGAATGCATTTACAGTATTTCCAGTGCAAACAGAAGTTAGTGCAGGTGCAACTACAGCATTACAACGTACTTATGATATGGTTGGTATGGCTAAAATAGTTGCTAATCCAGCAGATGATTTACCACTTGCTGATATATTTGTAGAAGAAACTAGCGTTAAAGTAAAACAATTAGGAATAGCATATCAGTATTCTGTTAGAGATTTACAACATGCAGTATTTTCTAATACTCCACTTAGCACAATGAAAGCAAGTGCAGCTAGAAAAGCAAATGATGTAAAAATTAATAAAATTGCATGGTTTGGAGATAAAGATAATGGTATCAATGGATTTTTAGATAATCCTAATTTATCTGAATACACATTAAAAAATGATGGCGAAGCCTCAGGAACAGCATTAAGTTCAAAAACAGCAGAAAAACAATTTCGAGATATGAATGAGTTTATTAATACAATTCAAGATAATACAGATGATACAGAACAACCTAATACAGTATTGCTGCCACCAAGTGCATATACTACATTGTCTAGTACTCTTTATACTACAGCAGACGGACAAACTACAAAAACTGTATTAGCAATGCTTAAAGAAAATCATCCGGAAATTAAACGTTGGGAAAAAATTGGAGAATTAAAGAACGCTGATAGTACAGGGGCAAAAGATATTATGATTGTGGGTTATTTTGACCCAGACTATATACGTTTGGAAATACCAAATAGATTTGAACAAATGCCAATACAAGCTAAAAATTTAGCTTTTACAGTACCATGTCATTCCGAAGTTATTGGTGTTACTGTATTTAGACCATATTGTTTTACTAAAGCGGTAGGAGTGTAAGATTATGTATTTGCAAAACACAGAAGCTAGAATTTTAAATATCGGTGAATTAAAATTAAAACCAGGATATCCTATAAAAATTGAAAAGGTACAGCTAGAAAAACTAAAAAAAAATTATCCTGAAATGGTAAATAAAATCGCAAATGGGAAAATTTTAATCTTGGATGAAAAAAAATCTCTCGAACAATCAAAAAGAATTAATGAATTGGCTGAAAAAAAAATAAAGGAAGCCACTAAAAATGATGAGTGAGGAATTAATAAATAAAGTAATAAATAAAATACGAGTAATTGCTCCTAAAATAGATATAGATGATGAACAAATAAAAGAATATATTGAACTATATTCAGATTTCGTATCTGAAAAATATTTTGGCAAGTTCTATGAGAAAGCACTTGCTTTTTTTATTGCACATTATATTACTTTAGATAATATAGCTAATAATGAGAATGGAGCCTTAGATAGTTCTATTATTGCAGGTAAAGTAATAAGTGAAAAAGAAGGAGATTTATCTAGAACATATGCTCAAAATAATATGGAAAATGAAAGTATTTTAAATAAAACCTATTATGGTATTAGATATTTAGATTTACAAAAAATGTGTAAACCTCTAGGGATTATGAGGAAAAAACCATGAATGTAAAAGATATTGATTTAGGTTGGGAAAAGATTATAAAAAATATGAAAACACTTGATAAAAAAGTATTAAAAGTGGGTATTCAAGAAGGTGATATGAGTGCTGATGGGAAAAATACAATGGCATATATTGGCAGTATTCATGAATATGGAGCAGAACATATACCACAACGCTCATTTATTCGTAGCACATTAGACGATAACTCATCTCAAATAGCTAATTTATCAGGACAGTTAGGGGCAAAAATAATTGAAGGTAAGCAAACTCCAGAACAAGCATTAAATTTAATTGGTTTAAAAGTTGCTGGCATGATACAAGAAAAAATTACAGATGGAAATTTTACACCTCTTTCACCTGCTACTGTACGAGCTAAAGGTGATAATAAGCCATTAATTGATACTGGACGCATGAGAGCAAGTATTAAACATAAATTGGAGTGATTATGTGTCGTTTAGAAGGTCTGTGGTTATTTTAAGAAAAGAAGGGTACTATGATGACAGTGGTAAATATATTACAAATGATAGTAATACATTAAAAATACTGGCTACAGTACAGCCTATATCTTTAGATGAATATACTAAAATATTTCCTGAAGGAACTAATACAAATAATGCTGTAAAAATTTATACAAATACTAAGTTATTAACAGATAAAAGCACGTCAGAACAAAATGCTGACGTGCTTTTATATATGGGAGAAAAATATAAGATTATTGCTTGTCATGCTTATCAGAATGGTTTAATAAATCATTATAAAGCTTATGCACAGGAGATAACAGATGAATGATGAACAGAATTTATTATTTCACGATTTAGTGGCAGAATTGTTGGATTTACAAAAAAATAAAGTGATTTATGCTTATCAGAATGCACCTAAACCCAAAGATACTTTTGCTTATATAAGATATGCTTCTATAAAAGATGAGGTACAATCTAGTTTTGAACGTACTAATCAGCCAGGAGTTAATAATATAATTGGACATAAATTATTAACATGTGAGATACAAGTATTTGCTGATAATAACAGAAATGCATGTACTATGTTATATAAACTGATTGATAAATTAAATAAACAATCAGTTATAAATAGGTTATTTAAAGCTAATATAGCTATTGTTGACTATAATTCAGTTCAGGATGTATCTGCCTTATTGAATAATACACACTTTACTACTAGAGCAAGTGTAGACATAATAATAAGATTTACTCCTACTTATTTAGATGATGTAGGATATATTGCAAATGTTAAAATTACAGGTAATACAGGTAAAGAATTACCAATAGAAATAATAACGGAGGAAATATAATGGCTAATTTAGATAGAATTGTTAATGTGCAAATTAGTCTTAATACTACAGGAATAAGTAAAGAAGGATTTAGTACATTATTGATTGTTGGAGAGCATTTAAATACATTAAGCCGTGTAACTACTTATACAAATGTAGATAGTATGCTTGAAGATGGTTTTAAGGCAACAGATAAATTATATTTGGCAGCAGCAGACGCTTTTTCACAAATACCACGACCTAATATTGTAAAAATAGGACGTAGACAAGTAGATGAAATCAATATTTCTGTATCTGATGTAAAAGATAATACAAAATATAAAATTACATTAGAAACTAAAAAAGGAAAACAAGATTATGAGTATTCTAGTTCAAGTGAAGCTAGTGCGACAACTATTATAGAAGGTTTGCAAACTTTAATGAATGCTCATGAAGAAATTACAGTTACAGCTGAATCAGAAAAATTAAAATTAGAAACTAAAGAGAAAGGAACAGCCTTTACAGTAAGTTTATCCTCTAATTTATCATGTGAACCAATACTTGCAACTGAAACCTTATCGGAGACAATGGCAGCTATAGTAGCTAGTGATAATGATTTTTATGGAATTGCTTTAGTTAGCAGAGAAAAATCAGATATTTTGGCTTTGGCACAATGGACCGAAACACATACTAAGTTATTTGGCTGTGTTGTTAATGAAAAAGAGGCTACGGATAGTGAAATAGATACAGATATTGGTAGTTTATTAAAGAGTAATAATTATTACAGAACATTTTGGTTATATCACACAAATGATGATGATTTTCCAGAATGTGCATTATTTGCTAGATGTTTTGCTATTAATCCTGGTGGTGAAACATGGGCGAATAAAAAATTAGCAGGTGTAATAGCAGATAATTTAACAGAAACAGAGTATCTTGCTATCACTAATAAAAATGGCAATACTTTTGAAAATTTTAGAAATGTAGCAATTACTCAAAATGGGAAAACATCTGCTGGCGAATGGATTGATGTAATACGTTTTAGAGATTGGTTACAAGAAGAAATAATGGTAAATGTTTTTAATGTGCTTATTAATAGAGATAAAATTCCATTTACAGATGGTGGTATAGGAATAATTGAAGCACAAATTAATTCAGCTTTAAAATTAGGTCAGCAACGAGGAGGTATAACTCCAGATGAATATGACGAAGATGGAAATATAAATAAAGGGTATGTTATAAATGTACCATTAGCATCTAATATTTCTGCTAATACTAAGGCACAAAGATTATTAGAAGATGTAACATTTACTGCACGTTTAGCTGGTGCTATACATGCTATAAATATAAGCGGTAGTCTTACGTATGAAAATTTAATTGAAAAAACTAATCAATAAGAGGTGAAATAAATTGAGTGATGGAGTAGTAACATATAATCCTAAAATGCTTGTAATAGTATATGGTTCAAGAGAAGTTGACGGATTTGCAGAAGATGATATGGTAACAATTAAACCTTTAGGAGAAGGAACACAAATTTACAGCGGTGCTGATGGCAGTGTTGGACGTAGTATGGACCCAAATCAAACATATGAAGTAACCATTGCATTGGCTACAACATCTAAGACAAATGATTATTTTAGTAACGTTTATAATTTGGATCGTTCTACAGGCAGAGGTATATTACCATTAACTATTAAAGATTTGTCAGGAACAACAGTATTTCAAGCCAATCAAGCATGGATTACAAATTTTCCTGAACATAAAAGAGGTAGAAAAATTGAAGCTCAAGAATGGGTATTTCATACAGGACAAGTTGCAAACCCAATGATTGGAGGTAATGATTGATAATGTGGACTGGTGGTAAATTTACAGAAGTTAAAATTGGTGATGATGTATTTACAGTAAGACAGTTTCCACCATTTTATGCTATTAGGGTATTAGGTGAGTTACAAAAAATTATTACTCCTGCATTAGGTGGCGTCTTGAAAGGTATTTCCGAAAATAATGGGGATATGGATACTGAAAATTTAGGAGATATGTTACAAATTATAAGTAATGGATTAGAAAAATTAGCTTATACAATAGACGGTGATAAATTAGAATTAGCATTAAAATTATTATTAGATGAAAAATATGTAGCAGTAAAAATTGAACAATCTAATGGGAAAAAAGATTTTATTCGTCTTGATGAAGGAGCTATTAATGAAGTTTTTGAAGGTCGAATTATTGATATGATTGTTTTAGCAATAAAAGTTTTTAAGGTAAATTATTTGGATTTTTCGCAGCTCTCCAGCGTTCCGATTGGTGTCCAAAAAACGTTGGCAGAGATAAAACTCCCATCATTCCTGGCACAACAAGTGAATATTTCGGAAATGTAATTTTTATTTATAGAGCAATAGATAGTGGAATGGTTAATTTCTTAGATGTAAAGTATGGCAAAATAAGTCTTGCTGAAATCGTTGAAATTAACCATTTTTTAGATATGAAGTCAGATATTGAATATGCTAATATGCCATCATTAAAGAAAGGAGGTAAACAATATGGTAGTTCGAGAATTAATAGCTAAGATAGCTTATGAATTAGATAAAAATAGTGTAAATAAAGCAGATAATAGTATAAATAAAACAAAATCTAAATTATCGAAAATAGCTAATGTAGGTAGTAATGCGTGGAATAAAATTTCTAATAGTGCAAATAAGACCAGAATAAGTATTAATGGAATAGGAAAAGAAGCCATTTATACATCAGAACAACTTAGAAGAATGGGAGCATATCAAGATAAGTTGGGGCGTTGGCATGGTTCTAATGGTAAATATTTAAAAATAAATGCAGATACAACTCAAGCAAGAGCTAATATTTTAAGTCTACAAGGTAGTATGCATTCTTTGATAAATGGAGCAAGAATGCTTGGACAAGCAATTATAGCTGCTTTTGCGATAGACCGAATAATAGCTTTTACACAAGCAATACAAAAATCTGCTGATGAGATGATGAATTTAGATGGTAGACTTAGAACCATTACTTCTACAGATGAAGAAAGATTTAATATTGAAGATAGATTATATGTGTTATCACAGCAAAATAGGCAAGGCATGAAAGAAATGGGAAATTTGTATTTTAAAATTGCTAATGGCACTAAAAAATATGGATTTAATACAGAAGATTTTATGCGTGCTACAGATATTGTATCTAAATCTTTAACTATTGGTGGAGCAAGTACAGCGGAAGCACAATCTACAATATTACAATTAGGACAAGCGCTAGGTAGTGGCTTTCTAATGGGAGATGAATTGAATTCTTTGAATGAAAATGCTCAACCGCTAATGCAAAAAATTGCTGAATACTTTGGTAAAGATATTGGAGAATTAAAAGAAATGGGGTCAGAGCGTGAACTAAAATCTGAAGATATAATGCGAGCTATCTTATCTGCTGGTGCAAAAATGGATGAAGAATTTTCTAAAATGCCTACGACTATTGGTCAGTCTTTGCAACAAATAGAAAATCTTTGGAATAGATTTACACAGCGATTAGAACGTGGAACAGGTGTATTTAGTTTTATTGCTAAATCTATGTCTAATAATGTTATGTATATTTCTAACATTGTAAATGATTTGTTTACCTTAATGGATGATTATGATGGAAGTCAGGAATGGTTAGATAGATTTCAAGATAGCTATCCTATCTTATTTACACTATATGAAGGATTTTCTTCTTTAAAAGATATAGTAATGGATATCGTAGAAGCTTTTAAACCATTCACTAATGAATTAAATAATTTTGATATATATGATATATTTTTTGGAATTAAAAATGCTTTACAAGAAATATTTAGTGGACTATTGCCAACAATAGAGCCATTTTTGCAGGCAATAGCAAGATTAGCTTCAGATATATTACCATTACTAAAAAATAGTTTTATAACTATTGCACCACTTATTGCAACAGGATTTGCTATTATAGCTAGTATATTGGGGTCTATAATAGAAATTTTTACTTCAATAATAAATTTTATAGCAGATCTTATAGAAGAAAATCAGGAATTTGCTCAATTACTTGTTAATATTGGAGTAATAATTCTAACATATATTTATGGTGGTTTTATTGCAGTAGCTGGTGCTATTGGATTTGTTATTCAGGCTATTCAATGGTGTTATGAACAATTAATTATTCTTAAGAACATAATTATAGAAAGTTTATATAATGCTTTTATATATGCTTTACAAGCAGTTTCATTATTTTTCTCAAGCATAGCCCAGTTTTTTGGTAATTTCATTGCAGAAACATTTATAGCAGTTGGACAATTTATTTCAGCTTTTGGAAATGCAATAAATTCAGTTAGAAATTTCTTTAGTGGTTTAGGCTCTTTTGCAATAAGTATATTGCAGCAGATAGCAAATGCTATTCAAAATTGGGTATTAGATAAAATTGAATGGGCTAGTAGTAAATTAAATAGTTTGCAAAGTTTTGCAGATACTGTTTTAGATGGTATAGGTAATGCTGTATCTTCTGCTAGTTATGAATACACAATGAATAATAACTTTAATGTTAAAAATTCTGATGAGGCAGTTAGTGTGGTAAGTGGATTAGATTTCCCAACATTATATCCAGGCTATTAATGAGGTTTTGTTATGTATATCGGAAAAATACCAGGTATATTGCCTGAAAAAAAGAATAAACAACAAACATATCCTGCACTTATGCCTAAATTAACAGAACCTGCTAAAATAGGAGATTTATCTGTAGATGTACTTTTAGAAACAGAAACTAATTTTAATAGTGAGGTAACAGAGAACCCTGTCGAAGATGGTTCTATAATTGCTGACCATGTACAAAGAAAACCAATGTCTTTAAAAATGCAGGTAGTATTTACGCCTACTCCAATTAGTTTTGGTACTGTTGATAATAATAGGTTACAAAATGTAGCAAATTCTTTAATGAAAATATATTTAAATCGAGAACCGATAACTATAAAAACTGTAGATTCTATTTATAATAATATGGTAATGGTACGAGCACCATTACCAAAAACAGTAAAAAATGGTATTTGTTATAAAATGGAACTTGAATTTAAATATGTACAAATTGTTACACAAAGAACAGAAGATATTCCTGAAGAATACGCTAATAATGACGCTCAAGGCAAAGCAGGTACTACTGAAAAAGATGGGGGTACAGCAACACAAAGTAATTTAGGTACAGGTATGACAACAATTCAAAATACATCTACAGTAAAAGTAAATACTATACAAGCTGATTATAGTGTTGCTGGAGAAATTCAAACAGGTTTAGAAGTAAGTGTTAATACAGCAATTAATACAATAATTTCATCATTATTATAGAAGGAGTGATATAGTGGTAAGTATTTCTGTTACAGATAGTAATGATTTTGTGGAGACAGTTACTTTAGATGATAAAGTATACAAATTACATTTTGCATATAATAGTAACAGTAAAGATTGGACTATAGATATTAGAGATAGTAATAATGTTGATATAGTAAGAAGTATAAAAATTGTTCCTAATTTTCCTTTATTAGCACAATATAAACGACATGACTTGCCAAAAGGTGAATTAATAGCTGTAGTAAATAATAATAAACAAGTGATAACTAGAAAAGATTTTATTAATAATAGTGCAATATTGATTTATATACCTAAGGAGGAACTAAATGAGCTTTTGGAAACGGCAGTATAAAGTTATTTTTCCTGAGATAGGTTATGAATTTGCTAATACCTTAAGAGTTAAGTTTACTGTAGAAAAAGACTTAACCAAACAAACGAATAAAAGTAGTTTAGAAATTTATAATTTAAGTGATACAACAAGAAAAGCTATTGAAAAGCCTGATATAAAATGTGAGATATTAGCAGGTTATGAAGGCAATGGTGGAGTAACAAAATTATTTATAGGAAATGTAATACAAGCATATTCTAAGATTAATGGATTAGATATAATTACAAAATTTGATTTAAGTGATGGGCAGGTTGCCATTAGAGATAGCATTATGAGCATATCTTTTCCGCCTAATACACCTGGTGATACTATAATAAATGCTATTGCTAGAAATATGGGATTATCTATAGTATTTGGAGAAGGTGCGACTTTTGGTACTTTTAAAAATGGATATTCTTTCATTGGTAAAGGTGCTGAAGCATTAAGTGAAATATGTTATGGTAGTGGCTGTACATGGTCAATACAAAATAATATTTTACAAATAATTTTAGATGGTGGAATAGTTGCTAATAGAGGAATTGTTTTTTCAGCGGATAGTGGACTAATTGGAAGCCCTGAAAGAATTGTAAAATCTAATTATAAAACTGATAAAGAAACACCAAAACGCAAAAGAAAAAGAAAAGAGAATAAGGACCGTGCAGAAAAACAAGCAGGTTGGAAGATAAAAACTTTATTATCACCATCAATAAATCCTGGAGATGCTGTAAAAGTTGAAAGTAAATTTATAACAGGTTGGTTTAGAGTAGAGGCTATTCGTCATACTGGTGATATTAGTTCTAATGAATGGTATAGTGAAATTGATTTGATTGAAAGGTTGACTTATATATGAGCCAAACATCAAATGAAATTCGTAATGTAGTAGATAATTGGGTAGATGAGAAAATAAGTAATATACATACTGCGTTAAATGGAAAAATAATTTCATATGACGCTAGTATAAATAGAGCTATTGTGCAACCTAGTGGAACTTATAAAACAGAAGATTATCGAGAGTTTGCATATCCTATTATTTATAATGTTCCGGTAGTATTTCCTACAGGAATGGGAGGTAATTCAGGAGTTACATTTCCTATATCTTCTGGTGATGGCTGTTTAATAATTTTTGCGGAAAAACAACTGGATGATTTTGTAAATAATAGCAATACTTCTGATGATTTGAGAAAACATTCGTTAAATGACGCAATTTGTATACCTGGATTATATACAAATGCAACAAAAAGTAATATTAAACATGCAAATAGTGTGTGTTTATTTAATGGTTCGGCTATGATTCAGATAACTGAAAATGGTTTTAGTGGTATATTGAATGGTACTGATTTTAAATTTGCTGATGGCGATTTAGTAGTAAATGGTATAAGTCTTCTCCATCATACACATGGAAATGTTGAAAATGGTGGTGGTAGTACAGGAGAGGCACAATAAAAGAAGGTGATTTATTGGCTTATGATATAGCTTTAAATACAGCTAATAATGATTTAGTAATAAAAAATAATGATTTAATATTAATAGATAACGCAGAGCGAATAGCCCAACAAGTGCTAATTACTCTGCGTTTTTGGTTGAATGAATGGTTTTTAGATACTAGACAAGGAATACCTTATTTAGAATATATTTTAGTTAAAAATCCAAATAAAAATCACATAAAGCAAATTTTTTCTGAAAAGATAATGAATATTGAAGGTGTAAAGGAAATATCATCTATGAATTTAGATTTCTCAATGATACGGAGAGAATTATCTATAAACTATGAAATAAATACAAAATATGGATTAATAACAAATGAGGTGATATTGGGATATGGTAACAACAGTTGAATATGGGTTGACAAAAGAAGGTTTTAAACGAAAAAGATTACCAGAAATAATTGATAGTTTAAATAAACGTGTTGCAGATAAATTAGGAATAGCTATTCAAACAGATAGTAATTCTATATTTGGTCAAATTCATGGGATTTATGCATTTGAACTAGCGGATTTATGGGAACTGGCTGAAAATGTTTATTTTGCTATGTATCCACATACAGCAACTGGTATATCATTATCAAATGCAGCAGCTTTAAGTGCTATTAGACCTATACAAGCTGAACAAACTATTATAATTTGCGAATGTACAGGTCTGAATAATACTAGGCTTCCTGTTAATTTACAAATTCAAGATGAAAATACTAATACTTATACAATAAAAGAAGAAAGTAAAATATCTTCAGATAATGCTAGTAAAATTGAATTAACTATAGATAATGTAGAAAATGATAAAACATATTTTATAACAATAGATGGAGAACAAAAATCTTATACTGCAAAAATATCTGATAATGTATCAAATGTTTTAACAAATATATATAATCAATTTTCTAAAGAAAATTTAAATTTTAATTTAAGTAATGATTTGCTTACTATTAGTAGTAATGACAAAACTAAGATATTCAGTATTAATACTAATTTAATAATAAAAAATGTAAGTAGTCCTATTTATTTTGTGTCAGATATATATGGAAGTATAAATCCTACATTAGGTAGTGTAAAAAATATAAATACATTTATTACAGGTTGGAATAGCGTAAGTAATATAAAAAATATAGTTGGAAGGGACGCAGAAACGGATGTAGAACTTAGGCAACGTTGGTCATCTTCGGTGTATAGTAAAGCTTCTGTAATGTTGGAAGCAATACAAGCTAATATATATAGTAATGTAGCTGGAGTAACTGCTTGCTTGGCATATGAAAATGATAGTGATACGGTAGATAGTGAAAATAGACCACCACATAGTATAGAAATAATTGTTGAAGGTGGCAGTGAAGATGATATTGCGAAAGAAATATATAATTATAAAGCTCCAGGAATAAATACTTTTGGTGATATAGAAAAAACAGTATTGGATAATCAAGGGATTAGTCATCTTATACGTTTTAATAGACCTAAGCAAGTTAAGATATGGCTTAAAATTACTATTACCAAAAATAATGAACAAACATGGGGTGAAAATACTCCAAATGAAATTAAAGAAATTATTTTACAAGAAGCAAGTAAAATAAATATTGGAGAAGATATTATATTACAAAAATTTATAGGTGCTATTTATAATAATATTAATGCTATAGCATATATAGATATAAAAGCTACTACAGGAGAAACACCTAAGGAATATAACAATAATAATATTGTGATTTCTGCTCATGAGAATGCAACATTTGACATCTCTCAAATAGAGGTGATTATAAATGAATAGATATGAAAGTATGATGAACCATTTGCTTGTACAATTTTCTGATACGAAAGTTTTACAAGCAATTTTTTGTGCAATTTCAGATGAATTACAGTTATTAGATGATACTTTTAATAATTTAAAAGAAAAGCGATGGATAGATACAGGTGAAGGTGCACAGTTAGATGGTATAGGAGAAATTGTGGACCGAAACAGGTTAATAAATAATGCTATTACTATAAATTTTTTTGGATTTGAAAATCAAATTAATACTACTGGTTTTAATCAGGCTCGTTTTAGAGAATATAGCGAACCTTATTTATCCAGTACATCTTTGTCTGATGAAGAATATAGATTAATTCTTTGGGCTAAAGTTAATAAAAATAATTCTTTATGTTATATGAATGACACTATAAAATCTATACAGTTTATTTTTAAAACGGACATTGCTATAGTACAAGACATTTATAATGCAAAATTTATTGTTGGCATTGGTAGAAAACTAACAAAAAATGAAATTCTATTTGCAAATGCTTTAGATTTAATAGTTAGACCTGCTGGAGTTAGTTGTCAAAGTATGACACACTTTGATAAAGATAATGTTTTTGGATTTTATAATCAAAAATTTGCTAAAGGATTTGGTCAAGCTCCATTGTCTGAAATATTTAGTAATAACTTAATTAAGAAAGGATATGTAGTATGAGTGAATTGGATTTTCAAAAAATATTTGCTTCTGGGGCAAGTTCTCAAATTGATTGGACAGATGATAATTATTTAAAAGGTTGGGGATATTTAGGGAATGTTCCACCATCATATCAATCGTTTGATTCTCTTCAAAGATTAAACGATTTAAAATTTAAATATTTATATGATGAGTTTATGGGAATAGAAACAAACACAGAAGAATTAATTAGTAATCATAATGAGAATAGTGAAGCACATAAGACATTATTTGATAAGAAATTAGATAAGAATGGTGGAACAGTTACAGGAAATTTAAATGCTAGTGGTTATAATATTACCGCTACTAAATTTATAGGTAATCTTCAAGGTAAAGCCGATAGTGCAGCTAATGCGGATTTAGCAGCAAAAGCTACTACAGCAGAAAATGCTAATAATGCTAATAATTCAAGTGTTGCTAATAAATTAGGAACTTCTACAGTGGGAAGTGCTACCAAGCCAGTATATATAAATAATGGTGTTGCAAGTGCTGTTAGTGTAGATTTATCTACACTAGCACCAAAAGCAAGCCCTGGATTAACAGGAACACCAACAGCTCCAACTGCTAATGTAGATACGAATGATACACAACTTGCTACTTGTGCATTTGTTAGAAATGCGATATCAAAGTATTCCTCAAAAGACATTGATGTTTTAAAAAAAATTATGCACGTTGGATATATCCATTTTTCAACGGTTAATATAAATCCAGCAGAATTGTTTGGATTTGGTACTTGGGAAGCAATGCCTGCTGGTCGTGTACTTTTGGCACAAGGTAAGGTAGAAACAGAAAATTATACACATAATTTTGTAGCAGGTGAGACAGGTGGAGAGTTTGTGCATCAACTCACTGTAGGAGAATTACCTGCTCACAATCACACAGCGTCCACTAATACAACTGGAAATCATACTCATCAATTTCAATTATATGGACCAGACGGCAATACACATATGAATTTTCCAAGCGATTTTGATACGAATTATGCTAGAAATAAAGGAACTACTTTAAGTGCAGGAAATCATAGTCATACTATAAATATTAATAACACTGGTTCTAGCCAACCACACAATAATATACAGCCCTACATAGCTGTATATACATGGAAGCGTGTTAATTAGCTGTAGGAGAATTACCAAACCATAATCATACTGCTTCTACAAATACTACAGGTAATCATAACCATTATACTTCTATACCTACAGTTACAAATCAAGGTTCAGATTTTGGTAAAGCAGGAAATGAATTTGCAAATAGTGGTCCTGGAAGATTAAATCTTTATACAGAATATGGAGGTAATCATTCTCATACCATTTCTATCAGTGATACTGGAAGTAATCAGGCACATAATAATTTATCACCATATATTGCAATATATATATGGAAAAGAGTAAATTAATCTGTACGTTTCCACATGTAAACTACTATATATGGTTCCATGTTGTTATGTGATTGAGAAGAACCTGTATTGCCAATAGATATGGTGTGAGTATGACTGCCATTATTTTCTGTATAGTTTCTGCGCAATCCAATTGAATGGTCATCAGAGCCCCAACCATAATTTTGTGCTCCTGACATATTCCCATTATATCCATTTATATAAATACCATGATTATGCTCTCCTGTTACATTACTAGATGCTGTATGGTTATGAGATGGTAATTCCCCTACAGTTACTAATTAAGCCATTCTTTGCCATATATAGCAACTAATATATGGTTGCAAATTATTGTGAGCTTGTCCTTCTCCAGTGCTATTTATAACGATATTATGTGTATGATTTCCCGAATTAGAAGTTGTATATGAGTTAATACCATATTTTGTTTCAGCTCTTCCTAATATATTTCCGTTTGACCATACAGGGTCATTATGAGGTGCATTACATTGTACAGAATGTGAATGTTCTCCTGTAGTATTTGTACTAGCTGAATGGTTATGGCTTGGTAATTCTCCTACAGGTAAAATTTTAATAAAGGCTGTAAACATAATATTAAAAATAAATATTTCTCTAATTTTTAATAAAAAAGAAATCCTATAACATGGGCAATATGCATA